ACACGGTCATCTGCTGCCCCACGCTGGGCGGCGCATGAATGCGCAACGCCCCGGCGGTCTGGGCGTAGGGTATCCGCGGCGACAGGAGCCGACCATCGTCGGCCGGACCCAGATCGAGCCGCACCCAGCCCTCGGCCTGGTCGACCTCTGCCACCGTCCCGTGCCGCATGGCGCCCGCCCGGCCGCGCTCTAGCGCGGAGACGCGGGACGCAAGCTCGACAAGCGCTTGGGTCAAATTCATCAGTCCTCGTCCTCTTCGGCCGTAGCGGGCGGCAACGGAACGTCATCCTCGATCACGAAGCCGCCCCAGTCGCTGGCCAGATCAATGGCTGCCAGCGGCGGCGGGTCGGCCTCGGGCTCCAGCAGACGGATGCCCAGCGCCTCCGCCTCCGCCTCGGTATAGCCGCCCAGGACCGCGCCGGCGGTCCAGATCGCGGGCCAATCCAGCGGGACGCCCTCGGCCGCCTCGCGGATCGCGCGCGCCAGCGGCTGCGTCGTCTCGTCGGCCTCCGCCTGCGTCAGAAAAGCCGCGAACGGGCTCTGCGGATCGACCGGCGCCGCAAAGGGCGGCTCGGCCAGCGTGTGCAGCGTCAGGAGCGTCTGCCGCGCGCAGAACCGAGCACCGTCGCCGGCCGATGTCGCTCTCCGCGAGACGACCTCCTTGATCTGCGCAGCCAGACCCCGAAACACGTCGCCCCAGGCGCCGCCGCCGCGCCCGAACAGGCAGGCCATTACCTGCCGCTCCAAGATCGCGAGCGATGCCTCCAGCCCTGCGTCCGTCTCGACCAGCGCAAGCTCGATCCGGTCCTGGCCGTTTGGGACGGACACGCGGATCGCGCGCGTCAGCCCGATTTCAATCAGCAGCTCGACCTCGCGCTGCCCCGTGTTCAAGTCGCGCCCGGTCGGCGTCGTCGTGATCGTCTCGACCGACACGATGCAGAAGGGCTCCGTGGCGCCCTCGACAACTCGATCCACCGGCAGGAAGTGGCTGTCGAACACTCGCCCCGGCGGCAGGATGCCCGCGGTCTCGACGGCTCGGGTTGCCGCAATGCGCAGGGTCATGCCGATCAGGCTCACAGTCGATCACTCGTCCGCTGCGGTCAGGGATGCGAGCAAAAGCCGCGCGTCGCCCTGGTCCGTGATGAAAACAGCAGTGATCGTATAGCGCGGCTCGCCAGCGTCTTCGGTCAGGGCGATGACGTCGCCCTTGCGCAGCGCGTAGCCCAGGCCCGCCAGCGCCGCGGCTGCAAGCCATGCCTCTGTCGGTCCGGCCGCCAGTTGCGCGGATTTCCGGTTGGTCGACGGAAAATTGGTGGCAGCGGTCTGTGGCGCGCGCGAAACGACCGCGCGCGCCGTGCAGGCCAAGCGAACCGGGTCCGGCGCGAAGGCGTAGTTCCCGGTCGCCATCGGCTCGATGCGGATGTCCTCGCCGAATGTCGCATCCATCGCCGTCTGCACGACGGCGTCCAGTGCGTCGAATGGCGATGGCATGCGCTCAGGCTCCGTCGTCAAGCGCCGCGCCGGCCGCGCAACAGCGCGTTCGGACGGGTGCACAAGTGCAGCTCGTTCATCTGCACTTCGCCCTCGATCCCCTTGCCATTGCGCATTTCCATCTGCCGCGCGTAGAGACGCGTCCCCATCGTGTTGACGGTCTCGGTGTAGTCAGCCGGCGCGTAGTAGGTCTGGAATAGCTGATCGACGCCCAGCGGGACAAAGCGCACCTTGTCGGTGTGGATCCCCATCAGCGCACCGTCGCCCGTGGCCTCGACGGCCCCGTAGTTCTCCCAGACGATCCCCCCGAACATAAAGATCGGGTTCGCGCCGCGGTTCGGCCCGACGTAGCTGTCGCGCAGGATCGCGGCCTCGCTCTGCCCCTTGTAGGTATCGCGGACCTCCGGGTGCTGGAGCAAGTCGTCGAAGAAGTTGTCGCCGCAGAAGGCGTGGACCGAGGCGAACGGAACGCCCCCCAGCGCCGCGCGCATGCCGCGGATCGTCTCCGCCGCTTTGCGGCGCAAGTCGCCGTCCACGGGCGAGACCGCGGTCAGGTCCCAAGCCGCCTCAGCGGGTTCCGGCACGTCGAAGAGCGTGTACAGGTCGAGCTGCGAGCTGTCCTTGTACAGCACGCGGCCCTGGATCGCCCCGATCCGGCTGTATTCCGTGGTCAGGTCGAAGTCGGCGGTCTCGGCTTGGATGCGCTCCATGACCTTGCCCATCACCGTCTCGGTCGTGCTCTCGGTGCCGAAGGCCCTGACGTTCTGGACCTCGTCCGCAAGGACCGACCAATCCCGCTGGAAGTGCGGGATATTGACTGCGCGAATGTTCCGCTTCGGCATGTCACGGGTCTCGCCGGGAGCGCCGCGCGGGGACGGGGCCACCAGCTTCAGGATGTCCCCGATCCGCTCGATGCTGATCGTGGTGGTGGCGACCGATCGGGCCTGAAACAGGCCCAGATCGCCCAGCCGCGACGGACGGGGCTTGATGTCGCGCAGCGCATTCGTCAGCGAGACGAGGCTGAACGCGTCGGATTTGAAGATGTCGAGCATGGCTTGTCCTCTCGTGCGCTGCGGATCAATACCGGACGATGATGCCCTGCGTGGCCAGCTGCGCGATTTTCGTCGCCCGCTTGCTCGCGTCGTTGACAGTCGAGTCGAAGGTCAGCGTGTGGCCGTTCCACTCCGCGTCCCGGCGAATGATTGCGATGTCCTGAGCCGCGGTCGTCGCGTCGCAGCCGTTGAGCGCGATCGCGACCGCAACCTCCGCGCCCTCCTCGCCCTGAGCCACGGCGTGCGGCGACGGAACGAACCTCCCGGTTGCCGTCACCCGCCCCAGGACGGTGCCGGGGACGATGACGCCGGTCCCCGAAGGAATGGTCGCCCGCTCGCGCGACCGATTGCCGTTGGCTTCGGACAGCAGACCCTCGCTGGTGTGCCGGCCTTCCGTGAAAACAGTCATGATGGTCTTCCTCGTTCAGGGGCCGCGCTCAGCGGGCCGCGTTGATCTGTGCGACGATCTTGCTCCAGGAGCGCCGCGCCGCCTCTGCGCCGTCCGTGCCGCCACCCATCGGCGCTGCGCCGATTTCAGCGCCAGCCGACCGCTGGCCGATCGACGGCACCGCAGGAACCGCCGCCGGGCGCTCCTCCGGCAAGGCGCCGAGCAGCTTGATCGCCGTCTCGGCCTTCGGGCTGTCGTCGGCCAGCGCCAGCGCCAGCGCCGCCGCCGGACGCGCCTTGCCCTCGGCCGAGCCTATAATCGCCGCGATGCGCGCGCGCTCCGCCGCCACGCCCTCGGCATGCCCCTCCGCGCGGCCCTCGGCGCGGCCCACGGTCGTGCCCGCTGCCTCGCCCTCAAGCCGCGCGGCCCGCAGGGCCGTCTCCGTCACGTCGCCCGCGCTCGCGCTGGGCATGTCATTGCGGTCCATCCTGAAATCTCCTCTGGATTGTCGCCCCGCAGCCCGAGCGGGGCGGGATAGGGTCGCCAGCACGTCGTCGAGCGAGCCCAGCCGGTCGGCCAGGCCGATCCGGATCGCCTCCTCGCCGATGTACGTATCGGCCTCGGTGGCGCGCGCCTGCTCGGCCGTCAGCCGGCTCCTGCGGCGCGCGTCGATGTAGCCCCGCCCGACTTCGACCGTCGCGAGAAACTGCTCATAGAAGGCCATCACGTCCTTCTGCATGTCCGCGCGGACATGGTCCGGCAGCGGGCCAAAGGGATGGCCGTCTACCTTCTTCGCGCCCGCGTGGATCAGCGTGGGCTTCAGGCCCAGCGCCTCCATCTCCCGGCTGCGGTCCATGTGCAGCATGACGACGCCGATCGAGCCCACCACGCTGGTCGGGCTGACGACGATCTCGTCCGCCGCGCTCGCGATCCCGTAGCCCGCCGACGCCGCCACGTCGTTGACCACCGCCACGACATGCTTCCGGTCGCGCAGCCCGCGAATCCTGGCGGCAAGCCCGGCCATGCCGGTGGCCTCGCCCCCGTAGCTGTCGATGTCCAGCACCACGCTTCGAATGGTTGCGTCGTCCGCGATCTCGTCGATCTGCGCCGCGATCCCTTCGTACGACGTCAGGCCCGAGGCTGCGCCAATCCAGGCGCCGCGGTTGACCAGCGAGCCGACCACCGAGACGATCGCCGTGTCGCCGGCGATCCGGGTGTATTGCGTGCGCTGACCGTCCGGCCGGGTCTGCCCGCCCTTGAAGCGCGAGGCGTCCGGCGCCACCGCCGCATCCGTGCCGTCGAGCGTGATCCGGCCTTCAAGGACCGACAGGATCGTCATCGCCTTGGCCGGATGGATCAGCAGCGGCCGATTCAGCAGCCGATCCGCCAGAAGCGGAAGATGTCGGCTCACGGTCGGCCCCCGATGACCATCCGCCGGGGGCGGCCGGCGCACAGCGCCTCGGCCTCGGCGATCAAGGCGTTGATCTCGCGCAGATTGGCAGCGCCGTAGCGCACCCGGCGCGCGGTGCCGTTGCCGGCGGTGAACTGGACCTCCTCCGCCTGCCCGCCGGTCACGATCCGGTCGCGCGCTGCCCGCAGCGCCGTCGCACGACCGCAAGGGTCGTCACTCAGCGTCGGAATCGTCGTCATCCTCGCCTCCGTCCGGGCGACCCTGATTGGCCTGGATCGTCGCGACCCGGGCATTTTCCGGCAGGCCGTAGCGCTGCCGCAGCGCCGCCTCGCGGGCGCGCTGTGCATAGACGTCCTCAATATCGACGCCCAGATCGTCCGCGATCATCTGATCGGACACGACGCCCATCGCCTGGAAAAGCTCGGCCGCCTTCGCCGCCTTCAGATCGTCGGCCACCGGCTTCGGCGCACCCGCCCAGGACGCGCGACACGCCGCCGCCCGGTTGGCCAGGAAGCCCGCGATCCCGCCCGGAAAAGGGATCAAGCCGCGCTCGATCTGCTCTTCCAGCCAAGCCTCGTAGATCGGCTGCAGGAAGGGCCCCAGCACGAACTTCCTGCGCGCCTTCGTGATCGCGTAGATCTCGTTGACTGCCATCCGCACCGACGAATAGGTCGCCCCCTCATAGTCCCCGGTCGCACTCTCGTAGGTCAACCCCAGACAGCGCGCCATCTCGCGCAGCAGATGCAGCGCGAACTCGCGGTAAGCCGTCGAAGGCTGCGACGGGCTGTGGAACTCCAGCTTCTCGCCGGGAAACAGGTGCGTGATCCGACCGGCGATGCCGACGTCGATCGGGTGCGCCTCGGCCCAGCCCGTTTGCGCCTCGAACCAGGCGTCGAAGGGCGACATGCCGGCGGCCAGCGCCCGGGCGTGTTCCTGCGGCCCCAAAAGCGTCCGCAGCGTCTCTTCGGTTGGCCCCTCCGCCTGGATCGACGCCGCGAACACCGTCTGGATGATCGACGCCAGCAGGGTCGCATCGGACAGCTGATCGAACTGCTTGGCCACCCGCAGCACCGGCACCAGGATCGTGATGCCCCGGCGCTGCCCGGGCGTCCCAGTGAAGACGTGGATCACGCGCGGGCGCCCCATCGCGTCCCGCGCCGGCACCTCGTACTCGATGTCGCCGCCGGCATGATCGTCCGCGCGGCGCGCCAGAAAGGCCACCGGCATCCCGTCCGCGTCCAGCCGCACCCCGCCGTAGATGCGGCGGTGCTTGTCCGTGCGGTTGACCAGCCGCGTCGCCGGCAGCAGCCGGACCTTCGTGCCGGTGATGCTCTGCGCCCGCTCTCGCCAGACGATCTCGGCCAGGATTTCGCCGGTCGCGATCCAGTGCCGGAACGCTGCGTCCTGCATCTGCGCCAGGCTGCGCGTCCCCTCGATGTCGCATTCCAGTGCGTTCTCGGCCCAGAGCTCCCACCGCGCTTCCACCAGCTTCCGCCAGTCTTGCGCCTGCGCTTCGCTCATCCCGATCAGATCGTTCTCGGGCATCGACCGCAGCCGCAGCCCAAGGCCGACCGTGTTGGCTGTCGCTTGGTCGATCATGCCCGCGATCCAGCCCGAATTGTGGGCCAGGTCGAGCGTCCGGGCTGTCGCCCGATCCCACGCGATCGCAACCTCGTCCTGCGCCGAGCGCAGGCTGGGTGTCCAGCGCGCAAAGACCGTCCCCCGACCGTCCCGCATGTAGCCCGCGCGCGGCACGGGCGCGACGATCCCGCCGGACCCCGTGCCGGTCGGGGCCGGAACCCCCGCAGAAGCAGCGCCGCCGAGGAAACGCTTGATTGTCGCCAGTGCGCTCATGCGCCATTACCTCCGGCCGCGCGCCCCCATCTGCCGAAAGCGATCGCGGATTGACATCTGCGGCGGCGGGGACGACGGCGCCGCAGCATCCGACGGATCGCTCCGCATCGCCGAACCGACCGACGCCCGCTCGATCCCCTCGGGGATGGCCTGGACGTTCAGCGAATAGGCGGCAGCGGCTGCCAAGCTCTCGGCATCAAGAAAGTGGTTGTCCCGCTGCCGCTTGACCCACTCGGGCTTCAGCTTGTCGCTCAGAACCCGAGTCTCCGACACCAGCTGCCGCGCATAGTCCTCGTCGATTTCGTTGTGGACAAAAAACGCCCCCGGCTGGTCCAGCCGCGCCTTCAGGCGCGAGTGCACCATTGACTTGAAGAAGTCGGAGTTGATGTGCACCAGGTTGATCGACCAGGGCAGCCGCGACCCGTCCGGCCGCACCTCAATCTTCGACACGGTGTAGGGCCGGCCGCCCAGCGTGTCCCGGCCCTTCGTCGGAAAAGCCAGATAGGCATGCCGGTGCGCCCATTCGTAGACCCGGTGCTCGTCGCCCGCGTCGGCCTTTCCCGGCCGGTAGCCGCTGTCGATGAAGACGCGCTCGATCAGCATCCCGGACATCGGATTGGTCATCAGCACCGTCAGGTCGTCCCAGACCTGCGGCGCGCTCGTGTCGCCGTAGAGATACCCGTGGTCGAGCAGCCAGGAGGTCCCGCGCGCGCCGAAGCCGCGGATGACAAAGACCAGCGACCGGCCCTGCACATCGACGCCGGCTACGACCCGCAAAACCCCCGCTGGCGCCTCCGCCGGACGACGCGGATAGCCGACCCGGTTGTACAGCACCTCCTGCCATTGCGGCAGATCGCCGCCAGCGCCTGCAGTGTAGAGCTCGCCGAAAGCGGCGTTCATCACCGTCTGGACCTTGTCCTCCTCGCCCGAAAGATAGGCCGACAGATACCGCTCGGCCCGCTCGCCGAATGAGACGAATGGCGAACAAAGGCCGCTCGTCCAGCTCGACCAGGTGCCGTTCTCGGGCACGTTCCGGTCGGCCCGCGCGTCCTCGATGGTCTGCCCCGGCGCGATCATCACCCCGCGCGCGATCATCTCGGGCTTGTGGTCGTCCCGGATGACCCCGCCGCAGCTCGGGCAGGCCAGATAGGCGTCCCGCCGGGCCTGCGCCGGCGTCGCGCCCTTGGGCCATTTCAGATGCCGAAACCGCGGCACGAAGAACTCGTTGCAGTGCGGGCACGGCCATGCGAAATGGTGCCGCGTCCCCTGCTGAAACAGACGCCAGATCGGCGAGGCGATCTGCGCCGGATCGCCGACCTTCCAGAACTCCAGCCCGCTCACCGGGTCGATCTCGGTCTCCGCGACCCCCTGCGAACAGGTCGAAACGACCGCCGTCACAAAGTCGGCATAGGTCTCGCCGCGCGCCTCCACCAGCCCCAGCGGGTCCCCCTGACCCTTGATGTTCGCCACCATCTCGTCGTATTCGTCCACGATGCCCAGGGCGAAAGGATCGGACTTCAGCGCGATCGAACTCGCCGCCGAGGCCAGCCGGACGCGGACTCCGGCCACCAGCTTCAACGACTTCTTCATCCGCCTGCCGCGCACGACCTTGTCAGCAAGGGTCGGGGCCTCGTTCAGCAGCGCCATCAAGCGCGGCTCAAACTGGTCGGTCACGAACTCCTTGCTCGGCCCGACATAAAGGATCGGCGCCGGGCGCTGGTCCAGGCGGGCGCCGATCACGTCGAGCACGGTGTCGGTCTTGCCGGACTGCGCAGCCGTCACCGCCACCACGCGGCGGTATCGACCATCATGCACCGCCTTGGCGAAGGGGATCATGTAGCCGGTCAATTCGGGGTCGCGCGGACCCGGCCTGCCGGCAGACGCCGGATAACGGCGGTGCGCCGCAGCCCATACGTCAGGGGTCGTCAGCGGCGTCGGCGTAAGGAAGCTCGCCGCCCTGCACAACAAAGTCCGCCATTGATCGGAGGCTTTCCGCAATCCGGCGCTGCGCTTCATACACCTCAGCCTCAATCTGCCGGCGCACCACCATGTCGCGCGTCACCCGCGCGGCCAAGCCGTTCATCTCTTCGCGGACCCGGCTGACGACGACGTCCATCGCCGCCGTCGCATCCTCGACCGGGATCAGCTCGCGCAAGCGAACCTGATTGCGCAGCTCGATCTCCTTCGCCCGCGCCTCGCGCACCCGGCTGTCGGCCTGGGTCTTCGTATCCTTGCGCGTGTCGTCCTTCAGGAACCGGATGTAACCTTGGACCGCCCCGGCCAGCGTCGTCCGGCCCCGGACCGGAATCTCGATGTAGCCCATCTTCGACAGCTGCCGGATGCGCTCCGGCCCGATCATCAGCAGCCGACCGGCGTCCTCAAGGCTGATTGGCTCCCCCCAAGCATCCGCCCCTCGTACTGGCATCGACGTCTCCATTTCCGCATGCCCCGGCGGCGGCCAAGATCAACCGGAAAAGCTGTCCGGTCAAAAACGGAGGCCCTATGCGCGCCCGAGGCCTCGCATGTCGGCGCCCCCAGAGCGGTCCCTGAACCCCGGGGGGGGTCTGCCGACCGGCACGCGCCCGGCGGCGCCCCTTGGCGCGGGATCAGCCGGCCAACAGGCGACCGAGCTCGTGCTGGATGCGCTTCGGCAGGTGCGCGGCCACGACTTCCTCGACAGCGCGCTGCGACGCGGAGCGGGTCAGCGCCTCGGGGACGGCGGGGCCGTACTGGCGCTCGATCGGCAGGCGGGCGCTGCTCATCCGGGTGTACACATGCCCGCCCAGACGGGGGGCGATCACCCCGGGCGAAGGGCCCATGAACGCGCCGGGAAAACGCTGCCATGCCCCGAAGACCTTGGCGCGCACGCCGTAGGACAGCTGCGTCGGGCGGAAGTGCTTTAGGCTGATCGGCCGGCCGGTGGCGGTCACCCCGGCAAAGAGATCGCCCTCGCCGCGGTGCGCGGCCAAGACGGTGCGAACGGACCGCGCAGCCATGGCGCGGGGAATGGAGGTATCGGCAACGATGGCGCGGACCACGCGGGTCTTTGCCATTCGGGCGACGCGGTTCAGCGCGCGGGCGAGCGCGGGCCTTGCCGCGCCCTGCCCGATGGCGGCGATCTGGTCTTGGTAGCGGCGCAGGATGTCGTCGCTGAAGTCGATTCGGATGGACACGGGCGGCTCTCCTCTGCACGCAAAGACCCGGCGCTGTTTCCAGCCCGGCCCGCCGCCAATACTCAGGAAAACGCTGCCAGCGGGTTTCTGGCGCGGTCATAGCTGCCGCCGTTGCGACCCTTGCGGCGCGGGTCGTCATATGGCGACGTCGCGGCCGGGCTGGGTGAGGGCCCGATCTGCCGGCAGACTACCACATTTTGCGCAGATCGCAACAGGTCGTCATTTGGCCAGCCGGGACACCTCGATCTCGACGGCGATGTTGCCCAGGAAGGGTGCGATGAACTGCGCGATCCCGGCATGGATCGACTGCACCTCGACGACCCAGCCACGCATGGCGCCGTCGCGGATCGTCACCCTGTCGCCCACGCGGATGCGGCGGCGCTCCTCCTCGCGCTGGCGGATTTCGGCGATCCGCGCGGGCACGCCGCGCATCTGGGCCAGCACCAGATCGGTGATCGGCAGCGGGCGCCCGCTGTGCCCGACCACGCCGGTCAGATAGGGGCAGTCGCGCAGGACGTGCCACTGCGGCTGGCCGAGGAAGCGCGCGAAGATGTAGCGCGGCACGACGGCGGCCTCGTAGGGGACGCGCTTGACTCTGGCGCGCGGGATGGTGCGCCAGCGCTGCTCGGTCGGATACCAGCTTTCGACGCCGCGCTGGGCCAGCCAGGCCTGGGCCGAGACTTCGCGGCGCGGGGGCGTCATGAAGGCGAACCAGTTCGGGACCGGAAGGGCATCGCCCTGGACGGCGGCCGCGACGGGTCGGGACGGGGCGACGGTCTGGCCGATTCGGTAGGGCGCGGCGGTCACAGCAGGGCCTCTTGCGTCGGCGATGGAGCCGGCGGTTCGATCAGCAGGTCTGGCTGACGCGCGGCTTCATCCACGCGGCGGCAGGCGATGTCGAAATATTCCGGGTCAATCTCAATCCCGGTGCCGTGGCGGCCTAGACGCTGGCAGGCAACAAGGGTGGTGCCAGACCCCATAAAGGGGTCAAGGATGGTGCAGGCGTTGGGCACGAAGCCGAGGCACCATTGCATCAGGGCAACGGGCTTTTGGGTGGGGTGCTGGCGTGGCGTCTTGCTCTCCTTGCCGCGCAACATGCCATTCCAGACGTGGCGGAACATGCGGGCCGGAAAACCTAGATTTGTCCATGCAAGCTCACAGTCTGCCTGATCGTTTGAATAGTCGGCGCACCGCTTATCCCAGATCAGCCACGACTGAGACGGCGGGAGCCTGTTGGCAAAGTGATTGCCACCCCAAATTACCGCCGGAATGCCCAGATCAAGCATCCACGCGGGATTGAAAGGCGTATCGTCGCCTATGATCGGCTTGTTGGCCAGCGCAGTTGATCGAGCGAGCTTTCCGCCGCCGCCACCATGAGAAAATCCGATCCCATACGGCGGGTCCGTCACCACGGCATCAAACTTGCCCAGCCATGGCATGACTTCTAGGCAATCGCCCAAGATCAGCCGCTGGCCGCCTATGAGTTCCTTGCGCAAGATCGTCATTCATCCCCCTGCGGCTGAAATGCGGCGAGCGATCCGCATTTGGGGCACCAGACGATTTTTCCGGGCAGGCGGCGGGATCGCCAAGGGCAGGAACCGCAGGCGACGGGTATACGGGCGTCTGGAGCTTTTGTCATGCTGCGCCCCTTGTCGCGACCAGCACGACGAATTGCGCGTCGAGCCATGTGCGCGCCTTGCGCCAATCCGGCCTGTCCATCAGGTGCGGGGCGTTGTGCTGCGCCCAGAGGTATGCGTCCAGCCGGTCGAGGTATTTCAGGCGGTCGCGGTCCTGTGCGCTGAGCGGCATGGTGATTTCCATGTCGCGCATTGCTTGTTCCTCTAGCCTGTCCAGCGCGCCTTTCAACGTCGGGTCCGACTTGGCGGATAGCGGCGCGTCACCTGCGAAGGCTTCGCCCAGATCGTGCACGATGCAGGCCCAGATGAGGGCCTGGCTGGCGTCTGGCCATGTGAGCCGTGCGAGGATGGCCATTCGTGCGCCGTGGGCGCCGGTGGTGTCGCCTGAGCGGGCCAGCCACGGTGCGCTGTCGCCGGCGTGCCAGCGTGGGGTGAGGGTTGCATACCATGCGGCGGGCGGGGTCATTTCCCCTCCTCCTTCGCCAGATACGCCCGGCCTGCGTCCGTGATGCGCCAGAGGGTCGTGCGATAGCGGCCGCGGACGCCCTTGCCGCATCTTTCGATGAGCCCATTGCGATCCATCTTCCGGAACGTTTCGGCAAGGGTGTCGCGGGTTTTCTCCAGCCCGGCCTCGCGGGCGTCGATGTTGTCGGTCGCGCTGCGGCTGGCGATCAGGCGCAGCAGGTTGATCTGGTCGGCGGACAGCGGCTGGGCGTAGGGGTGTTTTTCGCCGGAGATGCGCGGCATGTGGCCGGCATTCTTTGAGTTCCAGGTCAGAGCGAACCATCCGGCGGCGCGGGCGGCGCGGTTTGATGCGGCGGCGGATTCGGGCGTCATCCGCGATCCTTTCGCGTGTCTGCGTGGCGCAGGACGGGGTCGTGCGTCCAGCTCAGAGCGCCCCGGATGGGCGCGGTTTGCGGGGCGGTTTCCCGGCGGTCGGAGATGTCCAGCGCGCCCCACGGAGGGGCTGGCAGAGTGACGGAATACAAGCCGCACGGGTTGCTCGGCGATCCCGTGGCGTGGACGGTGTGCTTGACCCGGGTCATGCGACGTTTCCTCCTCGTTCTGTCGGTGTTGTGGCGGGCGCGCGCCTGGCGGCCGGAAAGTTTGTCGGCGGTCGGCTTGACAGCCTGATCCCGCCGCCGCGCGGGCTGCCGGACGGCCTGCAAGCGACGGTCGCCGCGCAACAGGCCCGCAGAGGCCCACAGATCGCCGGAAAATGGCCTCTCGCCATTTTTCCGACCCAGGGTAGCCGAGACCACGAACGGGCCTCTGGCGGCCGTCCTGTGAAGCCGGGTGGTGTTCCTCGTTCCCCG